ACTCTTTACATTTGTACTCAAAAATTGGCATATATAGTTCTCCTTAGAATTCTCAATGTACACTGTAATAAACTTTTGTCAACCCAAAAGAAAGCCGCCCGGTTAAGGGCGGCTCGTCTAACTAGACTAGTTTTAATTAGTCAGAGATAGAAGTCAAACGTGCGATACCTTTACGGTTGAAGTTCGCGAAGTTCGCGTACTGTTTAACACGGATGATTTCGTTATCCTTAGCTTCTTGTTTACCAACAGCCTCAACCATCAGACCAGCTGGAACAGACATAGGATGGATACCAGCAACACCGATTTTTTGAGAACCGTCGTCGAAGTTACCAAACCATACTGAAGTCAATGCACCACCAGTGATAGCGGCACCATTAGCTGTTTCAACAACAGGAAGGAAAGTGTTTTTGAAGATAGGTACACTTTCATAAGCAATTGTAGTACGGCCATCAGGCAGTGTTACAACCCAGTCACCCGGTGTTCCACCAAGAGCACGTAGCAGAACTTTGTACGAACGCATCGTACGAGCAGGCATCATGCACCAGTCAACTTCACCATCTTTAGACAGAACCAAATCCATAGCTTCGTCCATTAGCTTGAAGCTGAGAGTTTGTGTAGCAGCTGTTGCTGTGAACTGACCTGAATCAGCCATGCTGTGCAGAGAGTTCATCTCTGGTGTAGAACCAGTACCTGTAGCCATACCAGTCTGGAAGAGACGGCCAATTGATTTAGCCTTTGAGCTAATTTCAATTGCAGTTTGATCAACACCAGCGGCAGAAGACTGAGCTTGAACCAAGCCGTCCATTTCCACGTCACCGATCAATTTGGTAGCACTGAATGTGTCCTGTATGAACGTTGCAGCGGCTTTAGTAGTGATAGTTGCATCTACTGCAAGTACACCAGAATCACCAAGAGCATTTTCACGGTTAACCAAGATAGCTTGGCCTTCATAACCAATAAATGGTAGTGAAGCATATAGAGGGTTTACGTCGATGATATCTTGAGCGACACCAGCAACAATCTCGTTGTTAATAAGTTTTTTAGCTTCTGCTAATGTTTGAGCAGTCATTTTAAATCTCCTAAGTTGGAATTACTAAACTAATTTTACGTATATTATAGCTTGAGCCTAACCCAACCTAAGAATTTTTTAACTAATCTTAATCTAACAAGCCGTTGGCTAAGCCATGACGAATTAGTTCAACACTAGACATTTTGGAGGTATCATCGTTTCCGCGTTTACCACCAACATTGCCACTTCCGATTGCACCAGCTCCTGAGGAGGCTCGACGCAAATATTTCTTTGTTTCTGACAGATTTTCTAACCACTCTGTCGCTTCGATAGGTGTCTTACCATCCTTACTAAAGATAATATTACCCATGTTGTCACGAGGTGTGGCCTTGCCAGTTTCGTGGTCCATAGTAAATGTATTACGTGCAGATGTAATAACATCATCCATGGCCGTTGGTTCGAAGTCTAACCTTACATATGCTTCTCGTATTTGACCATCTACTACGAGAGACGTTAATTTTTCATCTTTCTTCTGCAGAGTAGTTTCGTACTCAGTAATCTTTGCGTCCCTAACTGCTAGATTTGCATCGAAATCTTTTTTCATTGCCTGAACACGTCTTGTGACTACTTCTTCTGTCTTACCCTCAGACAAAAGCTTCATCTCTTCGTTATTCTCAATTTCTTTCTGTAGCTTTTGGATTTTTACCAAATCTACACTGTCATATTGTGACAGGTCACTTTTTAGAGTTTTTTGTTTTTCAATCAACTCTGAATTCTTTGTTTTCAAGCCAGCTACTTCATCATCAATCTTGGCTTGGATAGCTGCCTGCATTTCAGGTGTGGCCATCAGTTTTGCCATATCGGCCGCAGCAGTTACATCACCATCATTACTATTACTATCATCATTACTATTATCATCGTCGCCATCCCGAGGAGGAACAATCGTCGCCATCCCGAGGAGGAACAATCAACCAATGAGCCTTGCTCAAATCGTTTAAATCTTTCATTTTGTGTGACTCCTAAAGTCATTGTGTTAGTTTACGTTTCAGTAGTTACCATATAAAAAACTAGTTGTCAAGAGCTACTTACTATCTTGGTCGTCCTCATCACCGCTATCACTGGGGGTAGACTTAGCTTCTGCAAGAGCTACTTCCTCAGCTAACAGGATTTTTTGTTCTATTCTCTTAATTTCTTTTTGTACCTTAATTCGCTCTTGTTCTAGATCAAAAGTACTATCAGGTGTAGCCATACCAGCCTCTTCGAGGTTGTGATAGAATAGCTCGGCACTTATAGCATCCTCTTGCAGAGACTTGGTAAGAGCATTAACCATGTTGGCATCAAGTGGTGCTTGTACCAGTTCACGATTAAGTTTTACGGATATCTTGGACGCATCTGCATTTTCAGCTTCGGCCGCCCAAACCAATACTTTTTCTAGTCCTGCCTCAGCACTGGAAACTATCTGTGACAAAATAGCAGTAGCCGCGCTTTCTTTTGTACGTATACCTTCAGCAGTCTCAGCCACAGAAGCTACCTTACGAGTTTCTATTAAACGAGCACCAAGTGCTGCCAACATATTCTCAAGTTTATCTAGGGCTTTCTCTATTGGGTTAAGCCCCTGACCTGTAAATTCTATGAACCCAGCTTTACTACCGGCCGGTAACACCCATGCTACATCTGTACCAATATGGAAAACTTCATTATCTTCTTTATTTATCTCACCAGAAATAAATGGAGTAGGTAGAGCGGAAACATGGAGGGCATTAGCGTAATCAGCACTAATTTGATAATGTTTTTCCATAACATTAACTAAATCTAAGATAGGTGGCTTATCAATTTCGAAGTCTAACCCAGATGGGGCTATACAAGTAAAAGGTATAAAGTTTATCGGTCTACCATTTTGGAGAGGTTTGATTTCTGTGTATCCCCAGTCCCCTTCCTCTGTGGAGTTAGTTTTCTCCCAGAGGCGTACAATATACTCACCATCTTCGTTTACTGTCAGTTCTCTGAAGCGTTCATGTTCTTCCAGCTCCCACTTGTCTGCCCCAGCTAGTAGGACATTCTCCTTGAGAACTACAAAGTCTTCCTCTAATGACCAGTTGGTTATATCATCCGCGTCATAAACACTGATGTACGAATTACCACCTTCTTCTGACCTATCAACTATCATACCAGTTCTGCCAGTTATCATTATTTCAGTAATGATACGAATAGCCACCTCAGTAAGGGACATACCTGTACCGGTGGCATCTTTTCTAAGGTATTCTAATTTTGGGGGGAGAGATATTACCGGAGCCTTACGAAAGATAGCCCCGACAAGGCCTGCAACAGTTCTGGCGGCGGCGGCATAAAAAACCGCTCTTTTCTTATAAGCATTATACTTAGCGTTAGTCTGCCCTGAAAGTCTCGGCAAGTATTCCGAACCAGCAGCTTTTACAGTTTCTTCACCATCTGTAAAGTCTTTACACTTATCCCATAACGGCGAGTAAACTTTATAGTCTGGGTGCTTAGTATCTATTGGCATTAGTTATTTCTCAGGAAATTTACTTGGCTATACCAAATAAGTGAGTAACTGTCAAGCTCCTACCACCTTCATAGTACCTACACTATAAAGTTCCGACATGACTTCGTACCTAAGGGCATCATATAAATGGTCTGGAACGCCTTCTGTTACAACGTCATCAGGGTTTTTGGGGTCTGCGGGTAAGTCTGGTATTGTTGAGATACAATGGACACACTTGTCAACAAAGAATAAGGCAGGTTTTTCTAGAGTTTCCTCATGGGCGGCAAACATAAGGCTTCTCATTTTTAAAGCTCCGGCTGTTCTAGTACCCTTGGCCTTATCAGCTTTTATAAAATTAATTCCTCGTGAGACATACTCATCTATAACACGCAGTTCCCCATCCCAAATCTTCCAATCCGCTCGGCCTGCCCTTACCCGGCCCTTCAAACCCCAACCTACTTCTTTTTCACGCATAGTCGCAGCTATTTCATCATGTTGCCAGCGTAGACCTTCGTTCATCTTCTTACCACCGGCGTACCCATACCACTCTCTATAGACGATAATACTATCATTAGGAATAAACCGAGTTGTACCATCTTTGAATTTTACGTGGTTGCTCCCTTTTACCCGGGCAACAATAATGTACCCGAAGGGGGATGAGTAACCCGGATCATAAGCCCTAGTAACTCTCCACTCTTTAGGTATTTCGAAGTCTGGGAGTATATTCTTAGTCTTCTTAAATGAGTCGGCGAAGAAAGCAGCACCACCAGCATTCCAGTCACCTTCACCTAGTTGGGCGTACTTTATGTCATCACCCATAGACCTCAGTTGGCGGTCGTAAGCTTCATGATCTACATGTGGGTTATCCTTAGCATATGCCGGAATAAACATACACCTATTGCCAGCTTCATTTCGGAATTCTGTCATTTGTGGAGCGGGGTCTATGTACTCAGACTTAAGGTATCCATGGGAGATACCGCCGGGGTTACTAGTTAATTGCAGACGTGGTAAACGTTCGGCCCAGAAGGGGTTTTCAATTTTAAGAGAGCCTAAACGTAGACGAGATTTACAATGCTGCATAATTTCAGCAGATATCAGGGCAGCCTCATCCACTATAATGAGGACAAACTCAAGACCCTGAAGATTTTCTATGGTGGATGGGACATGCTCGGCATGGAGCATATGAATGGCACTACCATTATCAAAATTTACAACCATATCAGAATAATTTATGGACACCGACTTCTCCTTGATATTTTCCTCAAGGATTTGTGGTAACGAATAGCTACCCATCATGTAGTTCTTTTTTAGATTCTTACTGGTGTTACGTAGAATAGCTACTTGAGCCTGTGGTATGGCCATACACACGGCGGTGGCTAAGACCTTGTTTACAAAGGTCTTACCACCTGATGCTGCTCCCCCCCAGAACAATTCATTTACTGTTGTCTGAAAAACTAAAGATTGTTTTTCAGTTAGGGTTATATCCACTAATCCGCCGCTTTGGCCTCTTCGTCACCTACATCCGATGCCGCTTCCATTGCCTCTGCTTCTGCTTCTACGTCGTACTTCAATCCCTGTAGAAAAACTAAGGCCTTTAAAGCCTGTTTAGTAATTATATCTGAATTACCTAATACACTTTCACTTCTGTTATATAGCCCATCAACAATTCTCTCTAACCGTTTTATCTGCATAGGTATACTCTGCATTGTTAAACCTCTTTTATTTATGGAAGGTAAAGACGCAGTATATAAGTATTTTATGATATACGCAAGAGCGGGGTTACTGGCCGATAATACTATCAGCAAATCCGTACTCGACAGCTTGCTCTGCTGAGAAATAACAATCCTCTTTTTTATCCATCTCGTTGATTAGCCACTTTCTAATCTGCTTCTCAGTTTTATCCTTCATAGACCCACCACTCTTCATTGTTGACACATAAACATCCAACATCTGAGTCATACCTATCTCTAACTGTACGTTTTCAGTTCTCCATTGTTTTACAGTACCACTCATAGATGAAGTACCAGTATGGAACATGAAGGTGGAGTGTTTATGCATAATACGTTCATCCGCTGCACAGAATATCAGTGACGACATAGAACGAGCATGGGTATAGTTGATGATTTTTACGTAGTTTGGGCAAATCTTAATGGCATCATAGATAGCCATTCCTTCGCCCCAGTCTCCACCACAGCTTTTCATATGGATAGTAATGGTGTCTTCTGACCTATGTTGTAGGTAAGTTAGATTACGAATGAACCTATTCGCCATGGTGTACTCTACACCGGGTTCCTCTCCATCATTCTCCGATCTAGTAAAGGTGTAGGCATCCTCACCAAACAGGAATATCTCATTAGTCCTCTGGTTTATATTATAACTATGTAGATCACTCAATGAGTTAGGCATCGGAACTTCTCCTTAATTAGTTACCCCTCACATGCCACACAAGTATCCTTAGCCGCCTGAACGCCAGCGAGAGTTCTGATATAGTATAGGCCTTTTATACTTTCGTCAAGTAGAGCTTCTTTATGAATCTGGGCGATATACTCTTCCTTTTCGTCGGCATCAAAAAACAAGTTAAGTGACTGACCTTGGCATACATACTTCTGTCTGGTGGAAGCTAGACGTAAAATAGCACGTTGATCTATCTCAAAAGCAGTCTTGAATACATCCTTCTCATGATCAGATAACCATGTAAGATGTTGGACTGAACCATTATTATCTATAATTGATCTCATAGTAGCCTTGGTATACTTCCCTTTCTCCTGCATGATGGCAAGAAATATAGGGTTTATACGTTGCATCTCACCGGTGGATGTAGGCTGCAGAAATACATTAGCATAGAAAGGCTCTATCCCCTGACTCACCTGACCTGCCATAACAGCCGAGGACATATTGGGGGCTATAGCAGTACGGTGTGTGTTACGAACACCATACCCTTCACACCACTCTGGTTCGCCCCATGCTTCTGCCATCCATCTGGACGCTGCCAGTGACTCATCATGTATGTGTTTGAAAATCAAAGTATTTCTTTGATGAGCATCGAATGACTCAAAGGGTATAGAGTTCTTCTGTAGGTAAGAATGGAACCCTAAAGTTCCTAATCCTAGCGATCTGGCTCTTTCAGTATATCTTACAGATTTTTCTAAACCACGAATACTTTTACCACGTTGTATGAATTCTTCAGATACACAATCTAAAAATACTGTGGACACAAAAATAGCACCGGTGGCAAAGAGTTCATCAAAGTAAAGTAAGTTCACGCTAGACAATACACAGGTGTATGTAAAGAATTCATCAGCATGTAAAGTAATCTCTGTACAAAGATTAGAAGCTTTATTTTTCAGTCCATGGTCGATATACATTTGTGGTTGTTGCTCATTAACATGATCGACCTTCCAAAAATACCCCTTGCCTGTCTGCATCTTAACCCATAGTGCTTTTTGGAATCTCCGGATTGACTCTTCATCCCCATCTTCACATTTCTGAATAAACTCTCTACTAACATTCCAACCCACGTTCATACCCTGCGGATTCTTGTGTAGATGGTCTGCCCACTCATCAAAATCCCCATGATCTATATCTAGATACCCAGCCCATGAACCCCTACGTACACCGGCTTGTGATACATCCCTTGCATCCTGTGAGAACCCCACCAGTACAGGCATAGAACCTTCGGCTTTACCACCCTTGCTTATAGCTGATCCTCTAGGACGTATGCCACCTAGATAAGCAGACGTACCAAACCCTTCTTTAGTAAGTAAGGCTGACTCATGACGTGCACTATAGAACCCATCAATACTATCACCCACAGTTTGTCCACTACAAGAAACTGGACTACCACGCTTCGTCCCACCATTAGAAAGGACAGGACTAGATGGAGCTAAGTGCCCTTTGGCCATAACATTATAGAACACCTCTTCCCAAGACGTACCATAGTTCTTGGTAATTCTGTCATGTAGTGGGTGGGTCTCATTCAAAAAACTAGGGGCATGCCTAGCCATACATGTGGCCACTCTGAGGATTTGTTCTAGATAGCCATCGGCTTGGTACTGGTAGGTGTCCTTGAACATTTGCCAGCTCCCCGTGGTGAACCACTCGGGTAACTTTCCATCTTTCTGCATCTGTTTTCTTTCGGCCGAAAGTTCTTCATAAATATCAGTAGTCATTACCAGACAAACCTCTCTTGGTTCCAATTTCGTGTGTACTCAGCACCACTCACATTAAAGAAATCATGTAACTTGATGGAGTTAATACTGTCATAAAAAGTATCCGCAATAGGGTTATAGGTAACAGTAAAAATATTCTTTATACCTAAATCAGACAAACATATATTAATACGACTCTCCACAAAGTGCTTTAATTGCGTAGAGGTTATGCCTTCGATAGCTCCCTTTTCGAAAATCATGTCAATGATTTGACACTCATGATCATACATTATTTTAGCAGCATCGGTGATTAATTTTACTAGTTTTTCCCACTCTTCGTCTGTAAGTTTTGACTCTTTCTTTAATACCCCAAACAACCAAGCTCCACCTTTTTGGTGTAAAT